CGAGACTTTCTATACAAAGAACATTCTTTTAAATGAAGGTATGAGAGCATGGATGTCATCTGTTGACCAACCTCATGAGAACTTCGTGTTCCCAGAAGAGGTATTACCTCGTGGTAATGCATTATAAATATTCTCGTTCGAGATAAATAGAGGGGATAGAACCCCTCTTTTTTTGTGTCTTATTATTACCCCGAAGGATATTTCGGACCAATCTGTGACTCAGGTGTGAACCCATCAACACCACCTGTTTATGTACCCCCAGGAGAAGTAACTCCTGAGGAGAGGACTTTGTTTCTTGATGCAAACCCTGTACCAAATCCAGAAGACCCAGAGGAAACAAAGTATTTTAATCAATACTTTCCAGACATGCCACAGTTATGGAAGAAGATGTGTAAAACTGATGCTGATGGTGCACCATTTGATTGTGAGTTAATATTTACAAATCCTTATCCAACTGCAGGTATACCATTCACTGCTCCAAATTTTGATAGATTTAGTCCAAGAGTTGTAGTCCCGAAAGTAACATCAACTTCTTGCGTTGACTTTGATGCCGATATTAATATCAGACCTATCACTAGATTCAATCCAGATGGAACTTCAACAACTTATACTAGGACACAGAGATCAACACCTGTAACTTTCCCTGTCTACAGTGAGAGTTCATGGAGCACAGAAGGTAATAAGTATGCTGTATGGGTGAACAATGGATCGTGTAACTTTGCAGGTCAAACACAAACGGTCACATATAATATTCCTATCCCTGCCACTGATTCATATACAATCACTGGTGGTGCTGATAACTCGATGAAGATATTTTTAAGTGGTTCATCAACAGCATTATCAAACTTTAACCCTGCGACTGGTGGTATCTTTGCGTCTGGAAGTTATACTACACCCTACTCAAACACTGTATCATTGAACGCAGGTACATTGCAGATGGTTGTTACCTGTACTAATGATGCAGGTGGTACAGGATATGGTGATAATCCAGGTGGATGGTATGTAAAAATTTGTAGAGGTGGTGCATGCTATGAGCAGACAACAGCATCATGGATGAGAGCAGGACCACATCAATCATGGCCTACGTTCATGAACAGTTATGCTGCATTCCCATCTAATACTAATCCTACATCAGGGTCAGCACAAACAACATCAATTTCTATCAATGTAGAAACAGCAGGTAACTATGTGTTAGAAGTTGCTGCAGATAGTACAGCATCATTCACATGGGATGGAGCAAGTATTGGTTCAGTGTCTAGCACAACTACATCTAGTATAAATATCAATACAGTAAGCACAGGTCCTCACACGTTAGGCATCAGCGTAACTAATAATGCACCTGCATCAGGTACAGTGGACACATGGGCAAACAATCCAGGTGGAGTAGCATATACATTGAAACTAGGTGGTACAATAGTATCAACATCATTAGACCTTGTATCAAATACTACGACATCAAGCAATCTAATATGGCATACTAGACTAGGAACAGGGTACGCAGTAACATCGACATAATGGAACTACCAAAGATTAAAAATGAAAACTTACCTAAAGAACTCAAAGAGATACTAGGTGATGCTGATGCAGAGTTTACTCCAATAGTAAACCCAGAAGACATTATAAATGTAGAATTAAATGTTGATGAATACTATGAAGGTAGAATGGAAACTGCACAGATGCTAATAGAATCCAGACAAAAATTAGAACAACTAAGACATGACAGTAAACGACACACTAAAACAGTGCAAGAAAATAATCAAAGCACGCAAGAAGAATAAAGCACTCTACACCAAGGCAGACATTGCTTATGTGAAGATGATAAAGAATGCTGAAAAGAAAACACTTGACAAAGAGGCAGTATAATGCTATACTAAATAGTATCATACAAAGGACTCGAAAGATCGTAACCCTTTGCGTATGTAAATGGATCCCATGTCGGGGATCTACCATCCGCAAGGGATTTTTTTATGCCCTATGCGAGACACAAAAACAAAAATGATCAAAACAACAATCGCAGCACTTGCTGCAACTCCTCTTCTATTCTCTGGTGCTGCGTTTGCAGGTCCATATGTTAATATTGAAGCAAGTGGTTCATATCCAGACGGAGCATATACATCAGGTTCAATCGAGACTGTAGTAGGATACGAAGGAACAGCAGGTGCTGAAGGTGGTATTGGATACTATGTATCTGGTGGTCCTGTAGTAACTCACACAGAGTCAACTGACGAGTTCGGTGACGTTGAGTTCATCGGTTATGTTGGTGGTTCTTATGATAAGTTCTACGGAGAACTATCTGCAGTAACTAACGTTGATGACGTTGACTGGGGTGCTAAAGCAGGTGTTAAGTTCACTTTCTAAACCTTAATATATAAGGTAAACCTAGGGGACGCAAGTCCCCTTTTTTATTCTAACGCACTATGAATTTCGCAGTTTACACAAGAGATGGATGTCCATACTGTACATCAGTCAAGCAGGTACTAGAAGGAAAGGGATATAATTATGTTGAATATAAACTGGGGGTTGACTTTCAGAGAGAAGCATTCTATAATCAATTTGGACAGGGTTCTACATTCCCTCAGGTTACGTTGAACTCAACTAACCTTGGGGGTTGTACTGATACTGTCCGATATCTAAAAGAGCAAAACCTTATCTAATGGAAGAATTCTATGATCTAGTTGACCGAGCAGTTGATACTGCCTTTGAAGAAAATAAGTTTTACTTTAAAGCATATGATTACCTGCTTCAAAACAAGATCAAAAGGAAACAGATCACAGAGTTCATTGAATCAAGCACTGCCATCTCACTAGGTACTCTAGTTGATGACCTTGAAGGTTATCTAAAAGGTGGCAAGAAAAATGAATACCTCCGAGAAGCGTATGGTCATCTAGGAAAACCTAGAGCAAGAAAGATCAAGGAGTATGTCTATGGTATCCTAGAAGATGCATGGAAATACGAATTATTCAAAAGACCAGGACGTAGAAAAAGGACTAAATAATATTAGTTCACACATAGGAGGTTGGTTTCCAAGTAAACATTTAACCAAGGGGGAACCAAATGCTAATAGCACTAGTAGTTCTAGTTACTATCGGAGCATTCATCATAGGTATCACGACAGCATGGTTGGCAAAAGGATATGTAGAAGACTACATTGAAAATGCTGCTTACGCAAAGTCTGTTACTCATCCAGAAATGCTAGATGAAGATGGTAACATTATTCACGATGAACTTATGTACGTCAGACCTACATCACCATGGGATCCACCTCCCGATATAACTGATGAGGATGACGACGAAGTAGACTGATTTCATTATCAAAATTATGGCAACAAGAAACATGGATAACAGCAACCCTAGGTTGCTGCTAAGTGAGATACTAAGAAAGGTATCTAACGCAAAAACAAAGAAGGAGAAAATTGCTCTCCTTCACAAACATAACAGTCAAGCACTACGTTCTATATTAATATGGAACTTTGATGAGAATGTTATCTCTGCAGTACCAGAGGGTGAAGTACCTTACACACCTAATGATGCCCCTGTAGGGACAGATCATACTCGTTTAGAGCAAGAGTATAAAGGTCTTTATCGCTTTATAAAAGGCGGTGCAGACAAACTCCCTAGTCTAAAAAGAGAATCACTGTTCGTTCAACTATTAGAAGGACTATCTGGTGAAGAAGCAGAACTTGTTTGTTTGGTAAAAGATAAGACTCTTGCTACAAAGTACAAGAGGATTACTAAAGCAGTAATAGGAGAAGCATTCCCACAAATCAAGTGGGGTATTAACAGAAGTAAATGAAAGTCATTAAAGAAAACTGTGATCCAAAAGATGCACAGGACAGGTCACTACCATACACTGCCTATCTCATAGAGTATAAGGTAGATGGTAAAGAACGATATGATATATCCCTTGCTTCAAAATGTGTAGATCTTTTTGATTACTATTATGATCTGTATAAAAAAGACTTTATAAAGTTTACTCAAGCACAAGGTAGAGTCGCACCTAACATGTGGATTAATCCTGCTGACAAACCAAAGAAACCTGCTAAACCAAAACCAAATCGTAGATGAACGTAAGTTTAATTTCTGTCACACCCGATGCCGAAAAGACCATCGGATATATTGCTCGTGTCAGCAATCCTAATAATCAAGACAACCCTAAAGTTGCAGGGTTACTTAAGTATTGTATCAAGCATCAGCACTGGTCAATCTTTGAGCAAGCAAGTATGACCTTGCAGATTGAAACTACTCGTGCAATCGCAGCACAAATATTAAGACACAGAAGTTTTACTTTCCAAGAGTTTAGTCAAAGATATGCAGATAGTAGTATGCTCGGTGATGAGATACCTATGGTGGATCTGCGTAGGCAGGACGATAAGAATAGACAGAACAGCATAGATGATATCGATCCTTTCATCAAACAAGAAATGGAAGTTGATATCAAAAAGCATTTTGATGATGGAATGAAATTATATAAAAAACTATTGGGGTTGAATATTGCGAAAGAATGTGCTAGAATGGTTCTACCTTTAGCAACACCTACCAGAATCTATATGACTGGTTCAATAAGATCTTGGATGCATTACATCGATCTAAGATCAGCACACGGTACACAAAAGGAACACATGATGATTGCAAACGATTGTAGAGCAATCTTTATGGTACAGTTCCCTATTATCTCAGAAGCAATGGAGTGGACACATGCCTAGTTATCCTGTTAAAAATCTAAAGACTGGTGAGACAAAAGAACTCATGATGTCAATGGCAAAATATGATCAATGGAGAAAGGACAATCCTGACTGGGATAAAGACTGGATGGCAGGAACTGGAGGTGTTACCTACGGTAAACCTAAGATGGAGGACGGATTCAAAGAAGTCATGTCCAAAGTTCAAGCAGCACATCCAACAGCGAACTTATCTCGTTTCACATAATGGCAAGAGCAAGAAAGAAAACTGGTACTCCACAAACATATCCTAATCAGAATATGTCTAAGAAACAAATGAAACGTAAGAAACCTATTGATTCTTCATACATGACTGAGGTCAAACCATTGACCGATAATCAGAAAATTGCATTCGCTCAGTATGGCGAAGGTAAGAACTTGTTATTACATGGTGCAGCAGGTACAGGTAAGACTTTTATTACATTATATCTTGCTTTGAAAGAAGTACTTGACGAGAACACACCTTATGATAAAATATACATTGTAAGGTCTCTAGTTCCTACTAGAGAGATTGGTTTCCTTCCAGGTGACCATGAAGATAAGTCTTCCCTCTATCAAATTCCTTATAAGAACATGGTGAAATACATGTTTGAATTAGGTAAT